AGATTTAAATTATGTAGACAACCCTGGGGTATGCAAAAGATATAGTAGCACACAACCTGAAATTTATTATAATGGGGATAGCTTTACTCAAGGAATGGAGTTACAAGATAGATTTAACGGATGTTATACACATTTAGTTGCAGAACATTTTAACCAAACTTGGGGAAGGTCATCTAAGATAGGGGGAGGTAACGACAGAATACTGAGAGTTACTAGTACCGATATGATGCAGATGCCTAAGAAACCTAAGTTAGTAATTATACTATGGTCTGGACCGAACAGAGTAGAGTATTTAAACAGTTTAAATATATGGAGACAGGTAGGACATATCAGATTTGGATTCGATAGAAAACTACTAGAAATTAGAAGAAGTGATATTTATTGTCACCCTGATATGACTAGAAATCAATTTGAAGGGTGGAAATATTATATGAGATATTGCAGAAGTATCAAATGGAATCTACATGATATGTGTATGCAGATGATTTATCTTAGAAGATTACTTAATAGTGAAGGCATACCTCATTTATACTATTTTATGAGCAAAGGACAAATAGACTGCGCCCTAGAATCTTTAAATGAGAAAAGAAGAGAAGGTGCAAACATAGTATGGGAACAGCAATATGATATGACTAGAAAGGATTTTGAAAGAGAAATTCCTGAGTTAAATGATGAAGGTTTCTACGAAATGACAAAGTTTAGATTAAAGAACGACTATGGTCCAATGGATCATCCGTTAGAGAAAGGTCATCAAGCAATGGCCGATAAAATAATACAGGATATATATGATAAAAATTTGGATAAAGTCTTTAGTAAAAAAGATTAAAGCATTACACTTTCAATGGAAAAATCGAAACATTGTAGAAGATACACACATCTACGAGGAGTAGTAAATTTTGAATGTGGAAATTTTCCTGAGCAATTCAAAAATAGTTCTTGACAGATGCTTAAACTTTTTGTATAATATATTATATATTTGAGAGAGAAAAGAAATGACAACGATTACACCACCGACTAACTGTCCTTGTTGTGACTCCATACTGGAGTTAGTAAACGAGCAGTTGTTCTGCAGAAACACGAAGTGTCCTGCGCAGTGGACTAAAAAGTTAGAGTCCTTTTCATCTTCTCTTAAAATAAAAGGGCTTGGGCCTTCGACTATCTCTAAGTTAGGTGTCGAATCTCTGCCCGAGCTTTATGAACTTACTGTATCAGATATACAGAATAGAATACATAGTGAAAAATTAGCTGAGAAACTTTTTGACGAACTAGAAAAGTCAAAGAGTAGCAAGTTGGTAGACATTCTACCTGCTTTCTCAATACCACTTATTGGTCGGTCGGCTTCTCAAAAATTATGCGATACAATATCAAACATCGAAGATATTAGCGAGAACAGTTGTACTGAGGCAGGTATCGGACCAAAAGCATCAGCTAACTTGGTAAATTTCATGGAAACTGAATTCTATCCTAATAGATACAAAGACACATTACCCTTTAATTGGAATAATAAAATTAATAAAAAGAAAGAGGTCACAGGTGTTGTATGTATAAGTGGTAAGTTAAAAAGTTATCCTACAAAGGCTCATGCTACGAAAGTACTAGAGTCATATGGATTTGTAGTAAAATCAAGTCTAACAAAAGAATGCACTCATCTTATAAATGAGTCAGGCATTGAGTCAGCAAAAACACAGACAGCTCGTGACCGAGGTGTTATAATAATAAGTAATATTAAACATTTAATTGGAGAAAATTAAAAATGGCATTACCAAAATGGACAGACGAAAGAACTTCAGAATTAACTTCTTTCGTGGGCAGTGAGTCCCCTATCTCACAAACTACTGTTGCTTCAGCAGCAGAGCAGTTAGAAACTTCTGTAAGAAGTGTATCTAGCAAATTAAGAAAAATGGGTTATGATGTAGAACTAGCTTCTGCTTCAGCTTCTAAGTCTTTTTCAGACGACCAAGAAGCTACTCTTAGCACTTTCGTGCAAGATAACTCAGGTTCTTACACATATGCAGAAATCGCATCAAACTTTGAAGGCGGAGCTTTTTCAGCTAAGTCAATTCAAGGAAAAATCCTTTCTATGCAGTTAACAGAACATGTTAAACCTGCACCTAAAGTTGAGACTGTAAAGTCATACAACGAACAGGAAGAAGGACAGTTCGTATCATTAGTTAATGATGGTGCGTTTATTGAAGATATCGCAGAAGCTATGGGCAGAAGCGTGAATTCAATCAGAGGAAAAGCATTATCACTACTAAGAGCTGGTGAAATCAACGCTATTCCTAAGCAGAAAGAAACCAAAGGTTCAAGCAAAGCTGATCCTTTAGCAGGTGTCGACATTGACGGCATGACTGTTGAAGAAATTGCTGATGAAATCGGCAAAACAGTAAGAGGCGTGAAAACAATGCTTACTAGAAGAGGCTTACAGTGCTCAGACTATAACGGAGCTGCTAAAAAAGAAATAGGCTAATACCTATACTTCGCGGGCGAGCTTTCCTTCGGGATTGCCTCGCCTTTTTTATAACTTAATAATTGTTTTGGGAGATTCAATTGACATTAGAAAGTGCATTACTTAAGCAAATACTTGCGAATGGTGATTTTAATACTTGGAACGGGTTAAAAGAACACTACTTCCCTGAAGGTGAATACCGAAAACTGTGGAAGATAGTAGACAAACACGTACATAAGTATCATGACTTGCCAACGTTTGAAGATTTAAAACTGGAGATTCGTTCAAGAGAACTCCAAGAAAAAATCTATGCTATTGAAACTGTGGAAACAGATGTTGATGCCATTCTTTTATTAGATTATTTAAAAAATCAATTTACACAAAGTGAGATTCTTACTAGAATTGAATCTTTTGTAGATACTCAAATAGCTATCGGCGATGCTCGTGAGAACATTGACTTGTTGCAAGAGATTGTAGTACAAGTAGAAGATAGAGTAGAAACTACTAGTGATAACGAAAGTATGGATACTATAGAGCTATTTGATAGTGAGGAAGACTATGCAAAATACCTTCCTCTAGGTCTTAATTCAGAGTATGATTTTGACTATAAATTCTCTCCCAAAGACTTAGTCGTTGTTGGCGGAAGTCGTGGTGGAGGTAAATCATTCACTTGTTGTAACGTTGCACAGTCAGCTACCGAAAAAGGTAAGTCGGCTTTATACTTTACAATCGAGATGGAACCAAGACAAATTCTTCAGAGGATTTGTGCTATGGCATGTAATGTTCCTATCAAACGAATCAACACTAAAAACCTATCCCCTATGGAATGGTCTAAGATTGCTGATTGGTGGGCAGGAAGATTTGAGAAAGGAGAAGAAGCTCGTGAGGAGTATAACGACCATCAAGATTTTGATAAATTTCATTATCAGTTGACTCGTAACCCCTTACGTACAGATGTTCCTCAAGTCGATATTTATTATGACCCAAGTCTTACACTAGCTAAAATTATTAGTGTAGTAAGACAAAAGGTTGCCGCTACTCCAGACCTTGGAGTAGTTATAGTTGATTACCTAAACCAAGTCAGACGCCACAACGCCCCGAGTCGAGGAGGTCAGTACGAATGGACTGAGCAGATAGAAATATCAAAAGGGTTAAAATCTTTAGCCCAGGAGAACAATGTCCTTGTTCTCTCAGCATTTCAAACAAACGAGAAAGGAGAAGCACGATTTGCCAAGGGTATACTTGACGCAGTTGATGCTGCCTATAGTATTCAGCATTGGGGTGACCAAGAACCTGCAATCAAGTTGAAATGTGATAAGATGAGAAATGGAAAAGTAGAAGGTTTTGTATCTACAATGAACTGGGATAGTTTGAGAATCGGCCCTCAGAATGAGATAGACCCAGACGAAAGAGCCGAAATGAAAGAGGCAATGTCAACAGGAGAAAGCTCCTATGATTTATAACCCTCTGCAACAAAGAATATGTATTGGAGAGATATCAACTAAAGACTTATTTAAGAGTATAGATTTTATAAACTTACATAATGTAAAAGGTTGGTTGGGGCGACAGCAGAATAGATTAGACATAAGACTGTACGCTTTTGTAAAAGATGTATTACAAGATAATTTTGTTAATCCAGTTATAGTATGGTATAGTGATGAGAAGAAAGAGTATTCCATACACCCAGGACTGAATAGACTAATGTTAAACAAAGTATTAAACTTTGATATGACAGCTTGGGTAATTAGTTATGATATAAAAGACTATAGAAGACTAGGTAAAGTATTTCCAGGAATTACTAAGTTGAAACTAGACCCCAGCGGGAATAGAGATATACCTTTAACTGCACAACATAGAACAGATAACAGATTGTACGAGATAGTATTTAATGAGGATAGAATACTACCGAGATTAAGAAATGCAAACAACAGTAAAAAATGGAAAGAAATATCCTCTAAAACAGGTTTTCATATATGGCATAACAATGAGTACATTGGTGCAGTAGGAAATGCACAAGACCACTGGAACGTAAAAGATGTAGCGGGAGTATATGAACTAACACTAAAATATTATTTTAATAGGAAAACAAACAATGCTTTTATACACAGAAGATCAACTTAAAGTAGCATACACAACATATCTACAAGGTTTAATAGTATCTAATAGACAAGGGGTAGAAGTACCTTTTCCTACACTAGAAGAATTTAGAAAGATTTATGAAGATGAATGGAATCAAAGATACAGAGAGATGAATAATGGCATATGATAGAATAAGCAGGGAGACTGCAGAATTAGTAAAATTACCTCCAAATACTTGGTATGTGAGAACAGTTGGATGGTTATTAGAACAAGAAAAAGTTAAAGAATGTATAGGAAATGTTCCTATAAATGAAAAGTTACTGGAAAGTTTGGCGAAAGACGGAGTAAAATCTCCCATACTCTGCATGCCAAACTGGTACCCCATAGCAGGAAGTCAGAGGATGAGATGTCTTCAAGAGCTTCCTGCTTTACATGGGCAAGAGATACGAGTATGTAGATTTGATGAAGAATGGTGGTTACTGTTCCATTTATGGGGGGACGAAAAAGAACGAATGAGAATAATAGCAATATGGTTCCAAATGGCAGAATTAGTATGGAAGTCAATGTATTATGAAGAAAATGGAGTAGATTCTCTAGGAACAGATTATAAAGTATTTGAAAAGATAGGAGATGAGTTAGATGGATGGAAACATAAAGAAGCCAAAAACGATACTATATAATAACAAGAATAAGTCAGAAAACTATTTAACACCAGGCTCTCAAATGGAGTGGGGTGGTATGAGATTTAATCCTCCGTTTCAATGGGATGTCAGTCCTAATCGTGAATGGTTTGGATTGATGCAAATGATGTGCAGTATGGAGTTGCCAAAAAATGCTGCAATGATAGAGATAGGAACATATGCTGGTGAGTCAACATCAATGTTTGCATGTAGTGGTATGTTCAAACAGATACACACAATAGACCCTTATGACTTTCCACAAGGGTGGCAAGTACTTATGGAAGCTAGAGTAAACTGTAGGTATTGGGATTACATAGAGTTTTGGAGAAACTATTCGTTTGACTGTCACCATTGTTTTAAGAATGGCGTGTTTGATTTTGTATACATTGATGGTGACCATACAGGAGAGTCAGTAGAAAGAGATATAGATTTATTTTTACCAAAAGTTAAAAAAGGTGGTTATATTGGTGGGCATGATTACAACCCAGAGTGTTGGCCTGAAGTAGTAAATGCAGTAAATAAAAAGTTTAGAGGAAAAATGATACAAACTTTTGATGATAAATCGTGGGTAACAAGAGTATGAAAACATCTGATAGTTTTGAAAAATATTTTCAAAAAGAGTATAGAATAATTCACAGCACAAAAGATGGCGTAGGCAGAATGATAGGCGAACAAATAGTTTATCATGTTTGGGATATACAAAATTTAACAGACGAGCATCCAGGAACAGATATGCTTGATTTTGGTTGTGGTAAGTGCTGGGGTTATCTTAACAAAAGAATAGATAAATTATGGAATTGTAAAAATATAGTTCTATATGATATAGGAATAGAAAAATATTCTAGAAAACCAAAACAAGCAGAGTTTCAATCAGTAGTTTCTGTAGATGTATTAGAGCATGTACATGAAGACCAGATAGATGATATATTTAAGTATTGGTATCATAGAAATACAGAATTTGTATTCGCTACTATAGCTGCATACCCTGCGCGAGCAGAGTTATCAGACGGAACAAATGCTCATGTAAATCAAAATAAATGGGAATGGTGGCAAAAACAGATAAAGAAACGTATAACTTGTCACTCAAAATTTGTTTACATGCCTACTAGACACCCTCAATCTTGGGAAACTTATGAATTTAAAAAATAGTTCTTGACAAGAACTTAAAAATTTGATATAATATATATAATTATGATAGCAGAAGACTTATTAAGAGAGAAAAAGATACAGTATGTCGTTAGCGGTAGGGACGCTCTCATCAAATGTTTAAACCCAGAACATGAGGATAACTCTCCTTCAATGAGAGTTGACAAAGTCACAGGAATATTTCACTGTTTCTCATGTGGGTATAAAGGTAATCTGTTTACATTTTACGGTGCACCAGCTTCTCCGCTAGAAGTTCGTATGCACAGAATTAAAGAATCAATCAACAAAGTCAGGTCAGCAACTGTCGGTATCCAACTCCCAAAGGATAGACTATCGTGGAAAGGTGGTGGTATTCGGAATATTTCCGAAGAAACTCTCGCTAAATGGGATGCGTTCACATGGAACGTTCCTAAGTTTGAGAATCGCATCATCTTTCCGATACGAGATATCACAGGTAAGACCGTGTCTTTAATAGGTAGAAGTCTGGACGACTTCAGTAATCAAAAGTATTATATCTACCCACAAGGTGTAGAGATGCCTTTCTGTCCAGCAAAAGTAAAACCTATTCAGAATAGAGTTATATTGGTGGAGGGCATCTTTGATGCTCTTAACCTTTGGGACAAAGGTCTCAAGAATACAGTATGTACATTTGGTACACAACAAGTGAATTGGGTCAAACTAAGTCTACTCAAACTTCAAGGAATTACAGGAGTTGACATTATGTTTGATGGGGATGAGGCGGGTATACAAGCAGCTGAAAAAGCAAAAGACTTAGCAGAGAAACTAGAGCTAAGTGCAAGAGTAGTAAAACTAAGAGAAAATATAGACCCTGGCAATCTAACAAAGCCAGAGATAGAAAGATTAAAGGAAAAGTTATATGGCTAGAAAGTTATTAGTTTCCGTATGGACTGACGGAAGAAAAACAGTAAAAGTATATGCAGAAGTGAAAGAGAAGTAAATATGCCAGCAGCAGGTAAATGGAAAACAGAAATAGGTTGGGAACAGATAGATAACTGGCATGAAGAGGGCTTTAATTACGTACAGATTAGAACTAAGTGTAGCGAACTTAGTTCAGATGGAAGTGCACCAAGTAAAGGTAGCTTGGCTCCGCATTTTAATCTAGTATCAAGAACAAAAATTTATGAAAGAACTAAAAAATACAGAAGTACTATTCTTGGTATGTTGAACCGTAGAATACATGATGCTATTGCAAAAGACGATAAGAGTTATCAAGAACCGAAAGAAAATAGACATACCTCTGTATATGAAATGTTAAAAGAAAGATTTAAAGATTTAAAAGGAAAAAACGGAATGGAATCAAAAAAATATGTAGACTACTGGAAAAAGAATGAAAATTTAACAATAGTAGACCAACAAGTAGACTGGCGTATGCCTTGTAAAATATGTGGAGAAGAATTAATTATTGAACCGAAAGGTAAAGATATGCAATTAGACCATATAGTACCACATAGTAGACAAGGAAAAAGTACTCCTGATAATATAATACCCGTACATAAAATGTGTAATCAAGCAAAGTCTAGTATGACTATGGAAGAATTAATAGAATTATCAAAAAAGGTGGTGAAAACTCATGGCTAATGTAGCACTAATAGAAACAACAATGTCCAGCACGAACTGGAACAAATATTTTGAGTTTGAATTCGATAGGTTTGCCCTGTGTTCAGATTCTAGCAAAAAGAAAATTTTGAAAAGAGATGTTGATATCGAAATCGATATTGATGCGTACGAATGGCTTATAGTTGTGGGTTCCGAACCTTTCAAAATGTTTACAAAAAAGACATCAATAACTGAGTACAATGGAAAAGTTGTTGATTCTAAGTTTTTGGCAATAATCAATCCCGCAATGATAAAGTTCAGACCAGAAGCAAAGAAGTCGTTCGAGGAAGCCGTTGAGAGCATAACGGGATATGTTAGCGGAGAACTTAAACAAATGACGATACCGAAAGACAGATGTTACGGTATACAAGATACAGAAGAATTAAATGAGTGGCTGCAGAAAGCATTAGACCACGAAGGGGATTTCATAGCCCTTGACTCCGAGACATCAGCATTGTATTGCCGTGATGGTTACATGCTTGGTTTCTCTATGTCCTATGAAAACGAGCATGGTATTTATGCAGATTGTGATTGTATGGATGAAGAATCCGAACGACTCATGCAAGAAATATTTAACAAGAAAAGAGTTGTATTTCATAACGCTAAGTTTGATTTACAATGGTTTGAGTATCATTTCAACTTTGAGTTTCCACATTTTGAAGATACTATGCTCATGCATTATATGTTTGATGAAAGACCTGGAACACATGGTCTTAAAACACTAGCAATTAAACACACTCCATATGGAGATTACGAAGCAGAACTTTCTAATTGGATAGCAGACTTCAAGAAAAGAACAGGTATACTCAAAGATTCATTTGATTATAGTATGGTTCCATTTGAAGTTATGCGTAACTATGCTGCAATGGATGCGATAGTTACCTTTATCTTATTTGAAAAGTTTGAGAAAGCATTAAAGACTAATGACAAACTATACGGAGTATATAAACATATTCTAGTAGAGGGTTGTAGATTCTTGAAGTGTATTGAAAACAATGGAGTTCCATTTGACAAGACTCGTTTAGAGTTTGGTGCTAAAAGAATGGGCGAGGATATAGATAAAGCAGTGAAAGCTTTATATGAGTTTCCTGAGATTAAGCAGTTTATAAAAGATAAAGGAGAGTTTAATCCTAATTCAACTTTGCAATTAAGAGCATTGTTATTTGATTATATTGGACTGAAGTCTGATAAGAAAACTGCAACGGGTGCACTGTCAACTGATGCCGAAGTACTTGGCAACTTATCAGAAGAACATGATGTGCCTAAACATATTCTAGAAGTCAGACAGAAAGTTAAAATCAAAACTACATATCTTGATAAAATTATACCAAACCTCGATAGAGATGGTAGACTTCGTACAGGTTTCAATCTTCACGGTACAACCAGTGGTAGATTGAGTAGTAGTGGTAAACTGAATATGCAACAGCTTCCAAGAGACAACCCAACAGTAAAAGGTTGTATCAAAGCAAAAGCTGGAAACAAAATAGTTGCAATGGACTTAACAACAGCAGAGGTATACTGTGCGGCTGTACTTGCAGATGACAAAGGACTTATGAATGTATTTAAGTCTGGCGGTAATTTTCATAGTACGATTGCGAAACAAGTATTCAGACTGCCAGGGGATGTTGACGACATAGCAGCAAACTTTGGTGCGCAAAGACAACAAGCAAAAGCTGTTACCTTTGGCATCATGTACGGAGCAGGACCGAAAAAGATTAGTGAACAAGTAACAAAAGATAGTGGAGAGTATTTCAGTATGCAAGACGCAGCGAATACTATCAAAGACTATTTTGAGGCTTTCCCTAAACTTCGTGAGTGGTTAGACTATCAGAAAAAGTTTATTCAAGCGAATGGATTTGTATATAGTAGATTTGGTAGAAAGAGAAGATTACCTGATGTGTTTTCACAAGACAAGGGAATCGCCTCACACGAAGTGCGTAGTGGAATTAATTTCTTAGTGCAATCAGTTGCATCTGATATCAACCTTATGGGCGGTATAGATATGCAAAGATACATAGAAAAGACAGGCATGAAGTCTAAAATATTTGCACTTGTTCACGATTCCGTACTAGCAGAAGTACCTGAAGATGAGATAGAACATTATTCAGAAAAACTTCAAGAGTTTATACAAAAAGATAGAGGGTTATCAATCCCAGGAGCTCCAGTCGGATGTGACTTTGATGTTGCTGATGATTATTCACTAGGCAAGTTTGAAAAGTTATATGGAAATTAATTTTGAGCCAGATTGGGATTATATGTTGGAAAAAGCTGCTGAGTTTTACAGTAGGAATCCTTACATAGATTACAATACAGGATATACTTATGTAGACTATTGCGATAAAAATATAGAAACATTTCTAGGCACAAGCACGCCAATACTCAGTGGAATTAGTAAAAATAGGTATCTTTGGTTATCTCTCGGACATAATATGGGATTAGGAAAAGTAATAAGTACTAGGTTTGAATGGAGATGGGAGCATAGAGGACAAAAGTATTTCCCTAGAGGAGCTAATACTTGTATAGAGTGGAACTTAACTAAGAGAAAAGGATATATACTAGATCTCTCCAAAAGTAATAAAGTGTCAACAATACAACCTGAAGAAATATGGTTTTGTACTTATGGCGAACACAAGTATGAAAAGGTTATAGATTTTTGGAATAAAACATGGAATCAACAAAGGACTTTGAATGACTAAATATCCTGTTTATGTAATACATGGAGAGCCAGAGGAACTGGACAATATGTTATGGCTTGAAGACCAAGTCATTGATGATAGAAATATGTTAGGAAAAAGTCTTGGAATAAGAAGATTACAAACTCCAATGAAAAGTATTTATCCTTTGAAGTACCAATGTGATGATGAGGTAGCAATGTTAAAACATAGAGGAAAACATTTTGTAGACTCTGATGGTAAATATTTCTATAATGAAAAGCTCGATACAGCACCTTTAAAGTATCACAAAATTAAAAAAGTTATTAAAAAAGAGGTGGCGGCAGTAGTATGGATAAAGGATATTCCTTTTCCTTTTGCTATTGCTAGACCCCCAAGAGTAGAGCAAATATGGGCAGGTATACTTTATAAAAAGGGTATACCTTATGCTATATGGGAGTTCACTGAAGAAAGGAAAAAAGATACATGGCGCAAGATTTAGACAAAATGGTAAAAGGACTGGAAGAAGGAATAGTA